AGCGTGATCTAGAAACCCGAGAGTTTCAACGCTCAGGTTCTGGTCACTTCAGGGTGCTCGATGGTGAGCAGGAAGACCGCACGCTAGAGCTGAGTTTTTCTTCTGAGAATCCGGTTCCGCGTTACTACGGCAATGAAGTTCTGAGCCACGACACCAAGGCGGTTGACTTGAACCGCTTAAACGATGGTGCACCCTTGTTGTTTAATCATGACCCCAACCGCATCATTGGCGTAGTTGAGCGTGCCTGGATTGACGGCGATAAAAAGCGCGGCATGGCCACGGTTCGATTCAGCCGGAATCCCTTTGCGCAAGAGGTCTTGAACGATGTCCGTGACGGTGTGATGCGGAACGTCTCCGTAGGTTACGCAGTAGGAACCTTGGAGAAATCCCGCGACATGGAGAACACCTATGTCGCAACCTCGTGGCAACCTCACGAGCTTTCGTTGGTTGGAATTCCAGCTGATGAATCCGTTGGGGTATCACGGGCTATCGGTTCTGATCACGCGGCTCTTGCCGCACCACTAACACCTTCCGTTTCCCCTGTCATGGACGAAACCAAATCCCCGAATCTGGAGGAGGTGCGGGCCGCTGCTCAGAACGAGGAGCGCTCCCGCATTGCCGCTATTACCGCCCTGTGCACTGAGCATGACGTGCGCGACCTGGCCCAAGGCCTGATCGAGCGTGGTTCTGCTGTTGCTGATGCTCAAGCCGAAGTGCTGGCCCAGCTGGCCAAGCGTGCTAAGCAGCCCGCCCAGCCTGCTACCGCCGCTGCTCCCAAAGCTCAGCCCATTAGCGAAGCTTCTGCAGACATCGGTCTGTCTGAGCGTGAGCTGCGTCAGTTCAGCTTTCAGCGTGCAATCAACGCACTGGCTAATCCCACCGACCGTCGTGCATGGGATGACGCTTCGTTTGAGCGTGAGTGCTCTGAGGCTGCTGCCGCCAAGGCTGGCAAAACCCCTCAAGGAATCATGGTTCCTAACGAGGTGCTGCGTCGTGATCTGACCGTTGCCACCGCTTCTGCTGCTGGTGATCTGGTCTTCACCGATGGCCGCCCCGGTTCGTTCATCGAACTGCTGCGCAAAAAGTCGGCATTGGCTGGCCTTGGCGTTGGTCAGTTGACCGGCCTTCAGGGCAACGTGGCAATCCCCCGCCAGACCGGTGCTGCTACGGCCTACTGGGTTGCTGAATCCGGTGCTCCTACCGAGAGCAACCAGACCGTTGATCAGGTCAACCTGTCGCCCAAGACCGTTGGTGCTTTCACCGACTACAGCCGCCGCCTGATGCTGCAGTCCAGCATCGACGTTGAGCAGATGATCCGCCAAGATCTGGCCACCGTGCTGGCTCTTGAGATCGACCGCGTTGGTCTGTACGGCCTGGGCAACACCAACCAGCCGCTGGGTATCAAGCTGACCACCGGCATCAACACCGTCAACTTTGGTGCCGCCACCCCCACCTACGCCGAGGTGGTGGACATGGAAAGCCAGATCGCCAGCGATGATGCTGACATCGGCGCCATGGCCTACCTGATGAACGCTGCCATGCGCGGCGCTCTCAAGACCAAAGACAAGGGCACCGATACCGGCGCCTACGTGTTCGAGCCCGGCGGCACCGTCAACGGTTACAACGCTGTTGTCAGCAACCAGGTTGTCAGCGGTGACATCTTCTTTGCCGTGTGGTCTCAACTGATCATGGGCATGTGGTCTGGTCTTGACCTGACCGTTGACCCCTACACCCACAGCACCAGTGGCACCGTCCGTGTGGTGGCTCTGCAGGATGTTGACTTCGCTGTTCGTCATCCTGAGAGCTTCTGCCGAGGCGCTGACACCCTCTGATCTGAAAGTGGGGCGGCCTAACGGTCGCCCTTTTTCATCATGAAGATCAAGGTCTTAAAAGACACTGTTGCAGGTGGTCAAGCCGTTAAGGCTGGCCAGGTGGTTGACGCTTCTGATGCAGATGCCCGTTACCTGTTGGCAGTAGGTAAGGCAGAAGAGATGACCACAGAGGTCTGTCTGATGCCAGAGCCCGTAGAGGCTCCCAAACGCAAACCCCGAACCAAGGTGACTACCTATGGCAACGACTCAGCAAACGCTTGAAAAGCTGCAGCATTTTGTGCTGCATCCCGTTGGCGAAGAAACTGCCACCTTCACTGGTGCAACCACCAACATTGCTGACCTTAAGGATTTTGATGGTGACATTCAAATCATCCTTGATGCAGGTGCTGCAGGTGGCTCCGGCACCATGACCGGCAAAATCCAAACTAGCGACACCACCACTGGCAGCGACTTTTCTGACGTGACCGGTGGCGGCTTTACAGCTGTTGCCCAAGCTGCCAGTAAGCAGGTCAAGACCCTGAACCGTGATGAGCTGAAGCGTTACATCCGATTTGTTGGCACCATCGCTAGCAGCGGCACGACCACTTACAGCGTCAACGGCTACGGCCTCAAAAAATACGGCTGATCATCATGGCATTGATCGAGGATCCCACACTGTTTTTGTCTGATTTTGGGGTGACTGTCACTTCAGGATCAGTGAGCGGTGCTGGGATTCTCGACATGCCTGGGACGTTGACTGCTGATGGAATGGCTATCAGCACTGACTACCTGTTGCGTTGTCAGACCAGCAAGTTTGGCAATCTGTTGTATGGCGATGAAGTGACCGTTGGCGGCGTTGCCTATCAGGTGCGTGAAGTCCGCATGGTGGATGACGGCACTTTTGTTGAGGTGAGCCTGATGCTGCTGGCGCCTGGCACGTCTGCCGTAGGCCGCGATCCACGCGAAGGACTTAAGCTTGATGATCTAACAGATGTGGAGCTGAGCACGCCCACAGCTGGCGAAGGGCTGCAATATGACGGAACCAAATGGGTTGATGCCAGTGGGTATTCTGCCTTTATCCATACGCAATCTGTTGCAGCCACAACCTGGACAATCAACCACAACCTTGGCTTCAAACCGTCAGTTGAGCTGTTTGACAGTAGTAGCCAGGAAATTGATGCGTCAGTTGTTCACACATCAAACAATCAAATTGTTATTACATTGACCAAGGCAATTACAGGATTTGCCCGGCTGACCTGATCCATAGCCTAATAGCAAACAGGCTTGTGCTATGGCCCGCGCTATCTACGTTGACCTAGATCTGCTCAACGTCAGCAGGCTGCTAAACCTTCCTGACGCAACGGATCCACAAGAACCCGCAACGCTGGCCCAGGTCAAGGCATACATTGAAGGCCTGGCCTGGAAAGATTCGGTCAGAGTCAAAACCCAGGGCAACATTGATCTTTCAGCCCCTGGTTCCACCATTGATGGCATCAGCATGTCTGCTGGTGACCGTGTGCTGGTGGCTAGTCAGACCACGGCATCGCAAAACGGGATTTATACCTGGACTGGTTCGGCAACCCCAGCAACCAGATCCTTAGACGCCAGCACATTTGCTGAGCTTGAAGCCGCTGTTGTCAGCGTTGAGGAAGGTACGGACGCTGGTACGCAATGGCGCCAGACACAGGTCAACGGCACGATCAACAGCAGCGATGTTGTTTGGACAAGCTTCGCGGCAGCCGTGCCACTGGCTAGCGAGAGCACAGCAGGCCGTATTGAGCTTGCAACTCAGGGTGAAACCGACACCGGCACGGATGATCAGCGTGCTGTCACCCCGCTAAAGCTGACCACATGGTCTGGCAAAACCAAGCGCTACACAAGTGAGCTTGGTGATGGATCGGCCACCAGCTTCACGCTGACTCACAACCTGAGCAGCCGCGCTTTGCAGGTGGCGGTCTATCGCAACTCTGGCAATTATGACGAAATCGAATGTGAAGTTCGCCGCACCAGCACGTCAGCGTTGACGCTGCTGTTTACGTCGGCACCCACATCAAACCAATTCGTGGCAGTGGTAACCGGCTGATGGCTCTTAAGGAGTTTCATACAGACGTTGACCTTAAGGGTCGGGTTCTGCTGGCCGGCAGCGCTGGCACCAGCGGCAAGGTTCTTACCAGTCAAGGACCTTCTGCTGTTCCTGTGTGGGCAGATGCCACAAGCAGCCCGATCCTGCAGCCGGCCTACGTGATCAGCGAAAACGTGACGCTGGCCGCCAACCGCCACGGGCTGAGCTTGACGAGTGTCGAGATCGCCAGTGGCTACAGCGTTGAGGTGCCCAGTGGCGCCACTTGGACCATCGCCATCCTCTGAGCCATGCCTTACGGA